AAAATTCACGAGTACAACGAGATGATGTCGTATCTGGTACGACGTGAGAATTTTGCCGACGGCACACCTCCACCAAAGAAACCTTACAACGCATTAGAATTTAAAAAGAAAACAGACACTTTATTACAAGGTGTATATGGAACTGGAAAATCTTCTAATGCTTTTCTTGTAGACTTGATGCAGAAAGAATTAGACAAAGCTGTTACTGAAGGTGTTGTCACAATGGAAGAAGGTCTTGAGTTTATTAAAAGCAGAAAAGATTTCTACGACAATTATATAAAAGAAAAAAGTAAAACCACTGATGGCCCTATTGGTTTGCCAGAGGTAGAAGAGAGAACAGAACTTGTTGAAGGTGGATTACTTAAAACAGGACCTAATACAGGTAAGTATGTTTTAAGAAGTAAAATAGATGGAGAAGCCGTTAGAAGATATTTTGATACTAAAAAAGAGTTTGATGAAGCTGTAAAAATATCTAAAGCAAATAAAGGTGGTGGTGCAAGAGACATGAGTGAGAAAATAAGTAAACCCACTAACTCTGAAATAGAAATATCTGAAAAAGTATATGGAGATAAATATAATAAAAAAGGCACTGAACTTTGGAAATCTCTAACGGTAAAAGAAAGAGGAGGTATCCGACAAGGAACAACCACTGGCGGAAAAAAAGGTCCAGAAGGTCTTGGTGTTACTGAAGAAGGTAAACCAGTTTATCAAGTTAAAAGAGAAAAAGCTTTGGAAAGAAACGCTCCGTTTTTTCAAAAAGGAACTAAAGATTTTCAGTTTCATCACATCATGAATATTGGTGGAGAGATACCTTTAGACACAAATGATATTGCAGTTATTTCTGCAAAAATGAATAGAACTCTTGCTCCTTATAATAAAAAATTAAATAATATAGCAGATAAGATTTCTAATTTAATTAATGCTCAATCTGATGGTTACTTAAAAAAAATAGAAACTTTAAATAATCAAGCAGAGGGAATTGTTAAAAATGCAACTAAACAATTACCTAACGAATATAAAAACTTAATTGGTTTTAATAAAGTAGTTCCAGTATTTGATGAAAATGCAACGGTTATAGATTTTACAGCTAAAAAAGTTGGAGGCAGTAATCAAAAACAACCTGGAATAAAATTAGAAAATTTAACAAATAAACAAGCAAGTGCATTAAGAAAACAAATTAAAGCAGATGCATTAAAATTTGAGAAAGCTGGATTAAAAGATAAAATACTTTCAGGAGCAGGTAAAGTTTTAAAAACAGCGGGTAAAGTTATTAAACCTGTAGGATATGCTGTAGGCACTAAAGCTTTGTTTGATGCAAGAGCCTTGGCTAAAGAACAAGGAATAGAGTTATCTAAAACAGACCAATTAATGGCCTTAGATTCTGGAGATCCAAATGTAGCAATTAATAACTATATGAGAAGAAATGACCCTGAATTCGCTGCACAAGAGAGAGCAAAAGATTTAGGACAGATGACAGATGATTTTGAAGAAGTAGGACAATCAACATTCGGGAAATACAATGACCAAATCAAAAACATCAAATTACCCTAAGACCTGGCTCCTGCCGCCTAAATCAGGACCTGATCCACAAGGGTTGAATTTAAACTATAATACTGTTAAAACAGTTAAATTGGAGAAAACAAATGGCAGACAAAATAGACAAAGCCCTAACACAAGGGCCAAGATCATCGATTAATATTCCGGGTGAAGAAAAAATTGAAGAAGCTATTGAACAAGAAGTAGTTGTTGAAGAAACTAAAAAAGGACCAGTAGAAATGGTCGAGGAAGAGGATGGGTCAGTTACAGTTGACTTCGATCCTAATGCCGCTTCACCAGAAGGTAGTGATGAACACTATGCAAACTTAGCAGAATTTTTACCCGATAATGTTTTAGGAGAACTAGGATCTGATCTAACTCAAAAATATATGGACTACAACATGTCCAGAAAAGATTGGGAAAAAACTTACACACAAGGTTTAGACTTATTAGGTTTTAAATACGATATGAGAACTGAACCATTTCAAGGGGCAAGTGGTGCAACTCACCCTGTTCTTGCAGAAGCTGTAACACAGTTTCAAGCTTTAGCTTACAAAGAATTATTACCAGCAGATGGACCCGTTAGAACACAATCTATTGGTGCACCTAGCGAAGAAAAAACAAGACAAGCTCAAAGAGTAAAAGATTATATGAACTATGAGCTCATGGAAAAAATGCATGACTATGAGCCCGACTTCGATTCAATGTTGTTCTATCTGCCATTAGCAGGTTCAACATTTAAGAAAGTTTATTTTGATGAACTTTCTGGTAAAGCAACATCGAAGTTTGTACCTGCGGATGATTTGATTGTTCCCTATTCGGCTACCTCATTAGACGATGCGGAAGCAATCATCCACCGGGTTAAAATTTCTAAAAACGAATTAAGAAAACAACAAGTTGCAGGTTTTTATTTAGATGTAGAATTAGGTACACCTGGTTATCAAGAAAACGAAGTTGAGAAAAAAGAACGAGAACTAGAAGGTCAAAGAAAATCTAAAGACGATGACATTTATACTTTGCTAGAGTGTCATGTTAATTTAGACCTTGAAGGTTTTGAAGATCAAGATCAAGAAACGGGTGAACAATCAGGAATAAAAATTCCTTACATTGTAACTGTTGAAGAAGCTACAAGACAAGTTTTAGCTATTAGAAGAAATTACGAAATTGGAGATCCAAAGAAAGAGAAGATCCAATACTTTGTCCACTTTAAGTTTTTACCGGGACTAGGATTTTACGGCTTTGGTCTCATCCATATGATTGGTGGTCTGTCTAGAACTGCAACTGCAGCTCTTCGTCAATTATTGGATGCGGGTACGCTCTCCAACCTACCCGCAGGATTTAAAATGCGTGGCATTAGAATTAGAGATGACGCGCAATCAATTCAACCTGGTGAGTTTAGAGATGTAGATGCACCGGGTGGTAACTTAAAAGATTCGTTTATGATGTTACCATTTAAAGAACCATCTCAAACATTATTACAATTAATGGGTGTTGTTGTATCAGCTGGTCAACGATTTGCATCGATTGCAGATATGCAAGTCGGTGATGGTAATCAACAAGCGGCTGTTGGAACAACTGTTGCTCTTCTGGAAAGAGGATCAAGAGTTATGTCCGCAATACACAAAAGAATTTACTCTTCTTTAAAACAAGAATTTAAAATGCTAGCAAGAGTATTCAAATTATATCTACCACCGGAATATCCATATGATGTAGTTGGGGGTCAAAGAATGATTAAACAACAAGACTTTGATGATCGAGTAGATATACTGCCAGTTGCGGACCCTAACATCTTTTCACAAACTCAGCGTATATCCCTCGCGCAAACAGAGTTGCAGCTGGCAACATCTAATCCGCAAATACATAATTTGTATCAAGCGTATAGAAATATGTATGAAGCCTTAGGTGTAAAAAATATTGATACGTTATTAGTTAAACCACAACCACCTGCTCCAATGGATCCTGCATTAGAAAATATTATGGCTTTAGCTGGTAAACCTTTTCAAGCTTTTCCTGGTCAAGACCATAGAGCACACATCACATCGCATTTAAACTTTATGGCAACTAATATTGCTAAAAATAATCCTATGATTACAGCTGCGATGGAAAAAAATATTATGGAGCACATAAGTTTGATGGCACAAGAGCAAATTGAATTAGAGTTTGCACAAGAAATTCCACAACTTGCTCAGATGCAACAGATGGCCCAACAAAATCCACAAGTTGCACAGCAGTTACAAGCCATGACACAAAGACTTGAAGCAAGAAAAGCTGTGTTGATTGCTGAAATGATGGAAGAATTTTTAAAAGAAGAGCGAGAAGTCACGTCAGGTTTTGGAAATGACCCTATCGCTAAGCTTAGAGCAAGAGAATTAGATCTTAGAGCTATGGATAACGAGCGTAAAAAGGTTGAAGGTCAGGAAAGAATCAATCTTGATCGTATGAAATCTATGATGAACCAACAAGACAAGCGAGATAAGTTGGATCAGAACGAACAATTAGCAAAACTAAGAGCTGATACATCAATCGAAAAGACAATTTTGAGCAAATCTATTCCAAATGTGGATAAAATGATGCCAAGTGTTGAAATTGAAAAATATGAAGGAGAAAATCGATGAGAAAAAAGTTCCCAGACCTAACAGGTGACGGAAAAGTTACACAAGCAGACATTCTTAAAGGTAGAGGAGTGTTTAAAAAAGGTGGAAGCAGTAAATTTATCCAAAAAGCGATAAAAAAACCTGGTTCACTAAGAAAATCTTTAGGAGTTAAAAAAGGTAAGACAATTCCTAAGTCAAAGTTAAAAGCAGCGGCTAAGAAACCAGGAAAACTTGGACAAAGAGCTAGATTTGCTATAACATTAGGCAAGTTAAGAAAAAAATAGGAGGACAAATGGCTGAAAAAGTAAATGTAAACAAAGCATTGGACATCAATAAAGATGGCTTCTCTAACGGAGGTATTGATATTGAAACTCCAGGTCAAAACTTGGAGAGAGATCCTAGAACTAAGACTTTAGCTAATGGTATGCAATCAAATGTATTACCAACTGGTGATGAAGTTGAAGTTAAAGGAACTAAAAGAATGCTGAAGTCAAAGAGTAAAAAAGCTACTTGGTACTAACATGTGGTTATCGGCAATTAAATTAGCCGTCTCTGCTGGAAGTAAGATTTATGCTAATAAGCAGAAGGCAAAAGTCGCTATGTCAGACGCACAACTGCTACATGCAGAGCGTCAAGCTCGTGGTGAGGAACAATACCAGGGTAAATTATTAGAAGCACGTCAAAACGATTATAAGGACGAATTTGTTCTCGTAATATTGTCTGCCCCTATAATTGTGCTTGCTTGGGGAGTCTTTTCAGACAATCCAGTTGCTATGGAGAAGGTAAAAATTTTCTTTGAACACTTCGCAGCACTGCCGACCTGGTTTTCCACATTATGGATCCTTGTAGTTGGTAGTATTTTTGGTATAAAGGGTACACAAATATTTCGTAATGGAGGTAAAAAATAATGAGACAAAATGGAGTTAGACCTGCAAGATTCAGATTCAATAAAGGTGGACGTGCAGGAGCAATGGGTGGCGGAAAAATGATTTCTGGCACTGCAAGAAAAGATGAAGCTTCTGGCTTTTATTCACCAGACATGGGAATGAGAGGCGGAAAAATGTATAAAAAAGGTGGAGCCGTGAAAAAAGTTGGTAAGAAAAAACAGGGCTACAAAGATAGAAAAGATGAATCTATCGCTATGAGAATCAAAAAGAAAAGAACACCTGCACAGTTAAAAGCTAGCAGAGATGAGTCTTACGGAAAATTTGGTTCTAAAGCTAAGAAAAAAGGTAAGATCAATAGATAATGAGTCAACGTAACATTAAAAAACTTATTGAGCAGATGCAAGGCAAGAAAAAGAAGAAGACTAAAAAAACTTCTGTTATTAAAGAAGCTTTATTAGGTAGAAAACATTTTTCTGATGGCAGCAACTCAATGATTAGACAAGCTCAAAAGAATTATAATGGAAGTTATATTTCTGGAGACTTAGGGGGTGTTAAAGTTGGAAACAAATCTTATGCAAAATACTATAAAGGGTTAATCTAATGGCATTTGAATATCCGTCAACAATAACAGCTAGAAAAGAAAAGAAAAAAGCTGAAAAAAAGAAAAAAGAAGAAAAATTAATGCAAGATTTTGCTAAAGCTACAAAATCTATACATAGTAAAAAAGAAGGCATGCCTAAAGAAATTGCAATGATTCAATTTGAAGAAGCTATATCTGGAAAAAATGTAGGTAAGGGTTTAGATAAAAAATTTGAAAAAGGAGATATGTCAAGTATTAAAAAAATAGCTGACGCTGCAGCAGATGAAAAACAATTAGCTAGAACTGAAAGAAAAATGTCTAGAGATTTATTTAGAGGTGGTGGAAGAGCTAGTTTAAAAGGCGGCGGAATCTGTAAAAAAGGAATGAATCCAAAAGCTAGAGGGAGAAATTCATAATGGCAAAACTATGTCCTAGAGGTAAAGCGGCAGCGAAAAGAAAATTTAAAGTGTACCCATCAGCATATGCTAACATGTACGCATCAGCTGTATGCTCAGGTAAAGTTACACCAGGTGGCAAGAAGAAAAGAAAAAAAGCTGCTAACGGTGGACTTATGGATATGACTAAAATGATGGATGTCTAATGGCCGAAAAAGGTTTAAGATCATGGGTAAAAGAAAACTGGGTAGATATTGCAAACAAAAAATCGGATGGCTCATTCCCGAAGTGTGGAAGAAGTGGTGGAGAAAAAAGAAAAAAATATCCAAAATGCGTGCCCATTGCAAAAGCAAGAGCGATGAGCAAAGGTCAGCGTGCGGGTGCCGTAAAGAGAAAACAAGCCAAGGCAAATACTGGGCCAACCCCTAGTAGAGCTGCAACATTTGCAAAAAGAAAAAAAGCAGCTATAGGTGGAATTATTGATATGACGAGGATGTATGATATCTAGATCACAAATGCCAAGAGAATTATATAACAAAGGCACTATGCCTGCGAGAAATAAAAAAAACTTTAGATCTACAAAGTCTGGAGCAGGAATGACACGAGCCGGTGTCAAAGCCTACAGAAAATTAAATCCCGGTTCTAAACTAAAAACAGCCGTGACAGGAAAAGTAAAACCTGGATCAAAAGCTGCAAACCGACGTAAGTCGTACTGTGCAAGAAGCGCAGGGCAGATGAAAAAATTTCCAAAAGCTGCAGCTAATCCTAATTCACGAATCCGTCAGGCAAGAAGGAGATGGAAGTGTTAAAGAAAAAAAATGCAATTAAAAAAGTGATTAAGGGATTGGGCAAAGCAGTTAAAGCTCATACTAAACAAGCTAAAATGTTAAAAGGAGCTATTAATGGCGGATCCAAAAAAAGGAACAGGAAAAAAGCCTAAAGGTTCTGGTAGAAGACTCTACACAGACGAAAATCCTAGAGACACAGTTGGCATAAAATTTGCTACACCAACAGATGCAAGAGCAACTGTTGCAAAAGTAAAAAAAGTCAGTAAACCTTTTGCTAGAAAAATACAAATCCTAACTGTTGGCGAACAGCGAGCCAAAGTTATGGGTAAATCAAAAGTCGCTGCTATATTTAAAAAAGGGAAAGAAGCTATTAGAAAGGCTAGAAAAAATGGATGATCTAACAATAATAACAAGACTACAAAAAGACCTGAAAGAAGCTTATCAACAAATCGGTGATGCGATGATTGCTGGAACTGTTGACAATATGGAAAAATACAAATATATGATGGGACAGGCACATGCCTATTATAAAATATCTCAGGATATCTCTAACCTGCTAAATAAGAAGGAGCAACAAGATGCAAAAGGAACAGTCATCAAACTCAACACCAAAGACTAAGTCTGCGTTGTTGGACAAGTACGAAAAACAAAACGAAGAAGCACATCAAAAAGAAGTAGATGGCTATGAACGTTTAAAGAAAAAAGAAACAGAAAAATTACCACAACCAACTGGGTGGAGGATGTTAGTTCTTCCATTTAAAATGCCTGAAAAAACAAAAGGCGGTTTATTTTTAGGACAAGAAACTTTAGAAAGACAACAAGTTGCTTCAACTTGTGGTCTTGTTCTTGCTCAGGGTCCAGATTGTTATGATAAGGAAAAATTTCCTGAAGGACCATGGTGCAAAAAAGGAGATTGGGTTATCTTTGCAAGATATGCGGGTAGCCGAATACAAATCGATGGCGGGGAAGTAAGATTGCTAAACGACGATGAGGTATTAGCAACCATCGACAAACCCGAAGACATACTTCATCAATATTAACATAGAAGGAGTAAACTATGCCAGACACTGAAGAAGTGAAAAAAACAGTTGACCTAGATACTTCAGGTCCTGCAATGGATGTAGACATTCCAGAAAAACTGGAAGAAAATGAAATTGTAGAAAAAGAAACTGTTAAAGAAGAATCAAATGTTCGACCTGTGGAAGATGAAAAAATTCCAGAGGATAAAACATTTGAAAATGAAAGAGAGACTAAACTAGATCAAGCTAGTGAAGCAAAGAAAGATGATAAAGAATTAGAACAATACTCTGAAGGTGTACAGAGAAGAATAGCAAAGTTAACTAAGAAATGGAGAGAAGCAGAACGTCAAAAAGAAGAAGCTGTTTTTTATGCTCAAAACGTTTTAAAAAAACAAAAAGATGCAGAGAGCAAACTTTCTAAATTACAACCTGACTTTGTAGCTGTAACCGAAGAGAGTATTAATTCAGGCGTAGCCGCAGCACAAGCTAAATTAGCAGCAGCGAGAGAAGCAAATGATCTCAAAGCTGAATCAGAAGCTTTAGCGTCTATATCTGAATTTGGATATAAAAGAGCTAAACTTGAGGAAACTAAACTTGCTCAAGTGGAGTTTGAAAAACAACAAAAGGAAAGACCAGCTCCTGAAATTAACTTACAAAGAAATCAAGCAGCACAAGGAACACCAGAACCTAAAGCAAGCGCGTGGGCAGATAAAAACACGTGGTTTGGACAGGATTCTGCTATGACTTACACTGCTTTTGATCTTCATAAGAAGTTAACAGAGGTAGAGGGTTTTGACCCTTCAAGTGACGAGTATTATTCTGAAATAGATAAAAGAATAAGACTTGAATTTCCCCACAAATTTGGTAGTAATACTGATAAGGGAGAAACAATTCGACCGGCTCCGGTACAAACAGTAGCTTCAGCGAAGCGAAGTACCAAATCAGGTCGCAAAACTGTGAGACTCACATCATCACAGGTAGCAATTGCTAAAAAATTAGGTGTGCCACTTGAAGAATATGCGAAACAATTAAACATCACGAAGGAGGCGTAAGCATATGAGCGAAGATAATAAAAGAGCATCCCGTGCGAGTCAGACTAGAGAAAAAGTTTCTCAAAAGAAAAAAGTTTGGACTCCCCCGTCATCATTAGATGCACCCCCTGCGCCAACAGGTTTTAAACACAGATGGCTAAGAGCAGAATCTTTAGGATTCCAGGATACAAAAAATATTCAAGGAAGAATAAGATCAGGATACGAATTGGTTAGATCCGATGAATATCCAGAGGCTGAATACCCAGTTGTTGAAGATGGCAAATACAAGGGAGTGATCGGTGTAGGCGGCCTAGTGCTGGCTAGGGTACCGGAAGAGATTGCGCAGCAACGAGCAGAATACTATGCACAACAGCATAGTGATAAAGTTGAAGCAATGGATAACGATCTTATGAAGGAACAGCACCCAAGCATGCCAATCGATATCGATAGGCAATCGCGTGTAACTTTTGGTGGCTCAAAGAAATCCTAATACGAATTCTTTACCACTGGGATAAACTAAAAATGTTCATAAGGAGGACATAACTATGGCAAATCAAGACGCAGCGTTCGGTCTAAGACCGATCGGAAAAGTTGGTCAAAATGATGCTAATCAAGGTTTATCCGAGTACAGTGTATCTGCTAGTTCAGCAGCTATATATTTCCAAGACCCTGTGAGAGCAGCGTCTCAAGGAACTATAAGAGTTGCAGCAGCTGGTGAAACATTGATCGGTGCTTTGAATGGTATTTTCTTTACCGACGCAAACACAAGTAAGCCTACGTTTGCAAACAATCTGAAAGCTTCTAACACAGCTACAGATATTGTTGCTTTCGTAGCAGATGACCCGTATGAAAGATTCGAGATTCAATCGGACAACACACTTGCCTCAGCGCAAACTGATGTGTTCATGAATTACGACATCTTGTATGCAGCAGGTGATTCAGCTAACTACGTTTCAAAAGTAGAGCTAGATGATTCAACTGTAAGTACAACTTCAGGTCAGCTAAAAGTAATGGGAGTGACTACTAACATTGAGAACAACGATTTAACAACTTCAAACGTTAACTTCGTAGTTACAATTAACGAGCACTTCTACAAAGCCGCAGTAGCGGGAATATAATAGTTAGAATAGGAGATAAAACATGGCTATATCACGAGGACAACTAGTTAAGGAACTAGAACCAGGCCTGAATGCACTATTCGGACTGGAATATAAACGTTATGAGAATCAGCATGCTGAAATATATGTAACAGAAACTTCAGACAGAGCGTTTGAAGAGGAAGTTATGTTATCAGGTTTTGCAAAAGCAGCAGCTAAACCAGAAGGATCTGCAGTAACTTTTGACACAGCTCAAGAGACTTACACAGCTAGATACACTATGGAAACTATTGCACTTGCATTCGCGATCACTGAAGAAGCGATCGAGGATAACTTGTATGACAGACTTGCTTCTAGATATACAAAAGCATTAGCTAGATCTATGGCGAATACAAAACAAACTAAAGCAGTTGATCCATTGATCAATGGTTTCACTGGAGGTAGCTTTACTTCTGGTGATGGTAGTAACTTATTCGTTACAAACCACCCAACGATCGCTGGAACAGTGTCTAACACTTTAACAACTCAAGCAGACCTTAATGAAACTTCATTAGAAGATTCATTAATTCAGATATCTAAGTTTACTGATGAAAGAGGTCTAAAAATTGCAGCAAGAGGAAACAAAATGATTGTTCCTTCTGAGCTACAATTTACTGCTGAGAGATTGATGAAGTCACAAGGTAGAACATCAACAGCTGACAACGATATCAACGCAATCGTTTCTATGGGAATGGTTCCTCAAGGTTACAGAGTGAACAATTTCTTAACTGATCCTGATGCGTTCTTCTTTATCACTGACGTACCAAATGGTATGAAGTATTTTGAAAGATCGCCTATCAGAACAGCAATGGAAGGTGATTTCGATACTGGTAACGTAAGATACAAAGCTAGAGAGAGATACAGATTTGGTGTCTCTGAC